TAAGGCTAATATTAGCAGCATCCACCAACTAATAAGATAAGCCATTGCGACTATTACAAGTAGTTGAAATATGATTACTGTTATAGTTTTTATTTTGTTTTTCATAGTTATTTATTTAAAATGAATTAAAGAATCCAGCCCAATACAATAGGGATATAACAATAATAAAGCTAATTAATGAAGCCCATCCATTTTGAGAGGTTCTTTTTTCACCGTGTTTAGCCATTCCAAATCCTAAGCTTAATGTAAGTAATCCTAGTAATATTATTTTTGCTATCATAGTTATTTCCTTTTTATATTAGGTCGTTCAACTTTAGTTTTTATCCATTGCCCATCTCTTTCAACATAGCCAAATGCGTTTAAGAATTCCTCTAATTTTCTAAGGGTAATCCTGCCCCCTTGGAATCTTATAATAATCGCACTTGCCCTTTGCTGGCTCATTATCCCGATGTAGTACTTAGGAGTGGCTGTTATTTCGTCTATTGCTTGTGTTGCTGTCATTTGTCAAAGATACAAAAAACAATCTAACTATTTTTGCTTTGTTTGAAATAGTTGTGTGGTGCAATCAAAATAATTATTTTTACTTACAAATTACGATTAATGAATTATAAGCAGTTATCATACGACATCAAAGACTTTGACGAAAAGCAGGGTATTGTAAAAGCTTATGCAAATGTTTATAATCACGAAGATAGCGATGGGGATATTTCAGCCCCAGGTTCATTTACTAAAACAGTACAAGAGAACTATAAGCGTATTAGGGTTTTAAAGGACCACAACAGCACGGTAGGGTTAGGTGTACCGTTGGAAATGGATTCGAATGACCCGGTGGGGCTAATGACCACAACTAAGTTTAATCTTAATAAAGAGGTTAGCCGGGATATGTTCAGCGACATTCAGTTAATGAAAGAAAACGGGCTTAATGCTGAATTATCAATCGGGTACGGGATAGTTGATAGAAGTAAGTCAAACACGAAGGTAATCAATCAGTATAAGCTTTATGAGTACTCATTCCTTACCAGTTGGGCAGCCAACGAAATGAGCACGGTAACTGATATTAAGAGCCTGAAATCTCATTACGGGATTATGGAGATACTTACCAAAGCATACGATTTAAAGTATTCAGATAGCAGATTAATACAAATAGAATCAATATTAAAATCACTTTCAGAGGAGCCGGAAGATACCACTCACAATGATAAGCCGATTGATAAAACCGAATTAAAGAACGCATTATTAACCACATTTAGCAAATACTAAAATGGCAGACGAAAACAAATTAGACTTAAAAGATATTCAACAAATTGTTGAAGAAGGTCTTAAAACCACTAAAGCAAATTGGGATAAATCCAGAGGAGAGGACAAATCCAATTTCGATTCGAAAGTAACTAACATAATTAGTGAAATCGAAGAAAAAGGCTACCAATCAAAAGAGGATGTTGAAAAGGCTGTTTCAGTCAAAACATCTGAAATGGAGAAGGCAATAACAGAGCTTCGCAAAAAAGGCTTTGGAGATCATAAGCCAAAAGGATTTAAGACGGCAGTAGCTAATGCGCTGAAAGAAAACCACGATAAAATTAAGTCCGCTTCCAATATCAAAGGGAATGAGATTATACAATTAAAGGATATTTCTTACGATAGTAACTTCCCCGGTTTTGAAGATTGGAGAACGGAAGTAAGAAACGATGCAATTGTAACTGATCGTGAAATGTTCCACATGAGGGATATTATACCAATAGGCGCCACTTCAAGTGAAGCCATTAAATATCCGCGAGTAGGTGAGAAAACAGGAGACGGACCGGCCCCTTGGGGCAGAGGTGCGGACATAGCGGCTACCGACCCTAAACCAACATTTGAACCTAACATGAGCGTTTTCACCGCTAACGTTGAGTGGATTGCTGGGATTATGAGGTTACCAGTTGAGATGCTTGCAGACCTTCCATTCTTAACTTCTTTCTTGCAGAATTTCGCAAGACAAGAGTTGTTAGAAGCTGAAGATAATCAGTTATTGAATGGTACGGGAGCAAGCCCACAATTAACCGGACTAATGCCAAATGCAACAGCTTATGCACCGGGAGACAATACTTATGCTACCGTATTAGATCAAATAGTAGATGCTAACCTGAGACAATTAGGATTAGCTAATACTACCGGAACTGATGTGATACTTAATCACGCAGAAGTTGTGGATATCGTACTTAACAAGGCTAGCGGCTCGGGAGAATACGACAACCCTAATTCAGTTGTAGGCTATGTAGATGGACAGCTTCAAATCGCTGGACTAAAGTCTCATAGAACTAACCAGATTGGAGCAGGACAATTCTTAGTAGGTAATTTCAACCACGCACAAATTTTCCAAAGAATGGCACCCCAATTGAGATTCTTTGAGCAAGACCGAGACAACGTAGAGAAAAACCTTGTAACAGTAAGAATCGAAGAAAGACTTGCTTTGGCAATTCTTAAAACAACATCGTTCATTAAAGGTGATCTTACTCCACCAGTTTAAAATATAAACTGGTTTAATTATTATTCACCCGATTCGGTTCTAAATCGGATCGGGTTTTTTAATTATAGCTTATGGATTATTATAAAAATGTAGATCACTTTTGCCACAATACTGAAAGCCGGACAGCGAAAGCCGTTCAATATTACATACTTGAAGATTTGCTAACTGAGCCTATTGGGATAATCGAAGTAAAGGAGCATCTAAGGGTGGATTATAATAATGATGACAACCTAATCAAACTATATATAACAGCGGCCAGGCAGTATTTAGAAAGATACACGCAGCGTTCATTTGGCGTTAAAAGGTTTTCTTTTCAAGCGTTAAGTATTCCCGATAATTACAAATTAATGTACGGCCCCATAAACGAGGTATTTGATAGGGATAACTTCGGAGATACTATAATTAATGGTGGCGACCGGGTAGCTTTTGAATTCACTACTAAAGATACCTTAATAAATGACAATATTAGGAACGCCATAGCTATGGAAGCAGCGAACCGATATATGATTAGGGAAGGTATTCCGCTTAATGACAATGGAACATCTCCTGGTAAATTAGAAAACTTAGCTAAGGAATTAGTTAATAGTTACAGAAATTTAATTATATGATTAGATCTGGCTCACTCAAAGAAAAAATATCAATCAAGAGGCCGGAACGTCAATCTGACGGGGCAGGCGGGTTTGATGCTGTCTTTGTTGAGGTGCTATCCACTTATGCCAGCGTAAAGGAATTAGCTGTATCTAATGACCTAATAGCGCAGCAAGCCAATATTAATGGCGTGTTGGAGTTCAAGATTAGATACCGCCAAGACATTATAATAAAAGGCGGTTATAAATTAGATTGGAGGGGAAGAAGATTTGAGATCGTTCCAAGTTTTGGAAGTTCATTTGTGCAAAAAGAATGGATAAAAGTTAGAGCAGTTGCAGAAATAGAAACGTCTGACAATGGGAGTTAAACTAAAAGGCAATAAAGCCCTATTGAATAAGCTTAAAGCGGTTGGACAAGTCGGTAAAGACTTAATCGAAGAAGAAGTATTATCTAGTTTGCACGAAATAAGAAATGAAGCAGTTAGCCGGGTTCCAGTTGACACAGGGATACTAAAAAACAGTATTGTAGTTCAGAATGAAAAGCTAAGCGGAAAGGTTATTGTAAATGCTAAGTACGCACCTTATGTAGAGTTCGGAACAGGCACAAGGGTTGACATACCAGAGGGGTTAAAAGATTACGCAATTAAGTTTAAAGGTAAAGGGATAAAGGAAGTTAACTTACCCGCGCAGCCTTTTTTATTTCCCGCTTGGTTCAGGGAAACTAAGGAATTAATGATAAATCTTGAGAAGGGATTATCTAAAATAGTAAAGAAATAATGGAATTAAGTTTGGCGCTAAGGATAGGTTATTTTGCAGCACTCACCGGAAAGATAATCGGAGTGCCTATCTTTGACTCTATGGCACCCGAGGAGGCTGAACCACCTTATATTATTTTGTCGACTCAAACTAATACACAGCGATTGACTAAAAGCTGTAAATTATATGACGCATCCTTATTGGTGGATATTGTAACCAGAAATATAACACCTGGTGGGCGTAAGGAAAGCGAAGAAATAGGGGCTGTAGTTGAGGGGTTAATAAACCCAGACAGCCGGACGGATATAAATATACAAGATTATCAGATAGTTGATACTTGGAGAGGAGAGGATACCGACCTCGTTTCTAAATCGGGTCAGTTTTACGTATATCGAAAATTAATGAGATATAATCATTCAATCAATAAACTTTAAATATAAATTATTATGGCAGTACCAAAGATTTCAGCAAAAGCAATAGGGCTTTATTTCAACGAAGGAACACCCGAAGCACCGGAATGGCTAATGTTTGCCTGCTCAACATCGGACGGGCTAAGCGGTTCAACTGATACAGTTACCGCAGCTACAAAATGTGATGGGGATTGGGTTGATAGTTTGCCCACCGATCTTTCTTGGGAGTTCTCTAACAGCTCTTACGCAGCTAAAACAGCGGAATTATCAGCTGGTATGGCATCTCACGACAAGGCTTTTGAGTTATGGAGTACTAAAGAGGAAGGTATGTTTATGTTATCTGACAACGTGGACCCAGCCGCGGCCGATTACTTACGTATTGGAATGGGTGTAATTACTTCTTACTCGGAAACATCCGACAGTTCAGATTTTCTACAATTTGAATTGACCGTAACCGGGAAAGGTGCAATAGCTAATATTCCAGAAGCATAATGACAGGTATTTTTGAAATAACCATTAAGGGCAAAAAAGAAAGGCTTAAATTCAACAACTACTCCACTATGGAGTTAGAAAACTACCTAATTCCAAA